AGGGTGTCCGGTGTCGCGCTGACGTACGAGACGGTCGATAGCTATCAGACGATGTTTGCTCGCGGATCCGCCGAACGCTCGATCTCGGCGAAGGTGCGTGCCCGCAAGCTGCCGTTGCTGATGGATCACAGCCGTACGGTGGGCAGCCATGTGGGCGTCGTGGCGTCAATGATTGACAGCGGCGACAGCCTCGTCATGACGGCCGATCTGTTTGACACGCCGGAAGGTCGCGCCGCGCTGGACTACGTTAAAACGGTAATCCGTGCTGGCGCTTCGACGGGGTTCTCTATTGGGTTCCTGCCAAAGCGCACCGACATGGTGCCGGTCGATGGGAAGATGGTCGAGCGGTTCCTTGAAATCGAACTGCGCGAAGTGTCGCTGACGCCCATGCCGGCCGTGCCTGGCGCCGATGTGATGGGCGCACGGCAGGAGCAAAGCGCGCCGGTGGACGATCTAGCATTGTTGGAAACTGCGGCCGAAAATGCGCTGAGTGCGCTGCCAGCGGAACGGCGCCTTGCGGTCGTAGCACGTCATCAGCACCTCCCCTCTGCGCACTCGATCGCGACGGCAGACCGCCGGCCGTCGATCACTCCAGAGACAGCCGTGACGATGGCAACGATGGCCGCTCGCGCAGCGGCGGTCCGTCGGTCGTTTGGGACGTGAGACCCGAAGTATCTACCCTTTCTCTCCGAGATCATGAAAACGCCACTGATTAGCAAGAATCGTCAGGCGAACGAACTGCGCGAGCAGGCGCACAAGATCCGCCATGACCTGATGGACCCGTCGCAGAGCTTCACGGCCGAGCAGGTGGAGAAGCAGACCGCCGACATCCGTGCGCTTGAGATGCGCGCCCAGACGGCCGCTGAGTTCACGCCGGATGCGGAAATCGATCGGCAGGGCGGCGACGCCGGCCTCGTGCGGATGGACGTTGGCAGCAAGGCCGAGCGGTCTGAGTTCCGCAACATGGCGGACGCGCAGGGCGATGTGCGGTCGATGATCGCCAAGGCGTTCCCGTCGATGGGCAGCTACATCCGCGCCGCAACGCGTGGACCGAGCAACCCGCGTGAAGCCGAAGCCCTCAAGGCCGTGGATCAGTTCACGCGTACGATCACGGGCTCGACCAACGGCGGCGAGTTCCTGCTCCCGCTGACGCAGGTGCCCGACATCTTCTCGGTGTCGAACCAGCAGCCTGGCCTGTTCCAGCTGGCGCGTCGGTACTCGGTGCCGGGTCGTTCGCTCCGCATCCCGTACCTCGTGCAGGATGAAGGCACGACGACGCTGAACCGTCCGATGGCCGGTAAGATTGCCAACGTCACGATCGTGGGCGAAGGCAGCACGAAGCCGGTGCGTGAGCCGACGTTCGGCCAGCGTCTGTTGACCATGTACAAGTACGCGGCGGTGACGCAGTTTGGCGATGAGCTGCTCGGTGACGACTTCACGGGCGAACTGCCGGCGGAAGTCACGACGGCGGTCGGCGGTCAGATCATCAACAAGCTGAACGAAGATATGACCATCGACGGCACCGGCTCGAGCGAGCCTTTGGGCGCGTTCAACACGAACAACACGGCGCTGATCAAGGTCACGCGTGCGGTGGCGTCGTCGTTTGGCGCGACGGATGCGTTCCGGATGTATCAGGCGCATACGCACGGGCCGAACTCGGTGTGGATGGTGACCCGGAACGCGATGGCGACCCTCTTCGCGTTGCAGACCACCAATAACACGATGGTGACGTGGATTGCGAACCTGCGCGACAAGCCGCAGATGCTGCTCCTTGGGCTGCCGGTGATCATCACCGACCTGCTCCCGGCGCTCGGCACTGAGGCGGACATCGCGCTTGTGAATCCTGACTTCTACGCGATGGGCCTGCGTCAGGCGCTGACCGTGGAGTCGTCGATCCACGTCGCGTTCATTCAGGACGTGACCACCTACCGCTTCGTGGCGCGTGGTGGCGGTATCCCGCTGCCGACGTCCACGTACGCGTACAAGGTGGACGGCGCGGGCGCGAAGGTGAACCCGCACTCGCCGTTCGTCGTGCTCGACGACGCGGTGACGCCGTAAACTGCACGCTCTGGCCGGTGGGGACTTCTCCCTGCCGGCCAGACTTGCGGGACATCGCAGCAGATTGAGGGTAAGGCGTGGCACTGCCGACGGTGGGCGATCTTAAGTCGTATTTGCGCATTGAAAGCGCGGCCGAGGACACGCTCCTGGCGGCGCTGATGCTGCGCGCACGGGCGATGCTTGAGCAGTGGATCGATGTGCCGATCACGGCCGAAGCGCAAACGGCGCTGGATCGGGCCGAAGCGACGGCGGTTCCGGTCACGTCGTTGGTGTTCCCGCGCCGGCCGTTTACGGTGACGTCGGTGGTGGACGGCGATGGGCTGACGGTGCCGGCGACCGATTACTACGTGGACGGCAAGACGGGCATCATCTACGGCAAGACGGACGTATCGTTTCCGTACGGGCCGTACACGATTACGGCAATGTGCGGGTTGTCGCTGCGCAGCGATTATGCACGGCTTGAGCCGTTGCTCGCGGAATGCATTCTCGATCTGGCGGCGGATCTGTATCAGCGCCGCACGCCTGGCGCGGCCAGTGAGACGGCGGCTGGCACAACGGTGCAGTGGGACGCGTCGCGGGTGACGGTGGCGCGCATCATGAAAACGCTGAAGCTGCTTCGGCTCGGGGTGGCTCAGTGATCATGCCGGGCCTGTTGGATCGTCGGGTGTCGCTGTATCAGCGGCAGGACGGCGGCGCGGACGGGTTTCAGCGGCCGGTGTATGTCAAGTCGGGCGAATATTGGGGCCGTATTGACGACACCGCGGATCAGCAGACGATCCCGCTGGCGCCGCAAGCGCATGTGGAAAATCGGACGACAGCGGTGGCGACGGTGGCCGATTACGTCGAGGTGCCGAAGTTTGGCGTGCTCCGGATCGACGACGGCCCGCTGTATTACGTGCGCGGTGTCTTTGTGCAGCGATCGTTGCGGTGTCAGCGTGTCTCGCTTGAGGCGATTGACCCGACGCAGGTGGCGACGTTTGCGCTGTACGAGGGCGTCGAGGTGCAGGACGGGACGCACCTAGTGGCGCCGGCATGATGGAGCGCGAAATGATGCGGCAGGGGGTCGGGCGTGATCGCCGTCGCGGGGCGTGGTCGCCGACGGATCTGGCGCGGGTTGACGCGTTGCTCGAGCAGTATGGCGGCGCCGTGACGCAATATGTCGGGCTGCATGGCGAAGGATATACGGTAGAATGGCTGGATCGATTCGGGGCGTATGTGGTGGTACGCGGTCAGGATCTTTCGTCAACGATTGGGCAGTTATCGGCGCAGTTGTCTGCGTTGCGACACGACACTCAGTAGAGGTCCATCATGGCAGTTTTGGCAGATCGCGTCCGCGAGACATCGACCACGACCGGCACCGGGACATTGACGCTGGCCGGCGCGTTGCCGAGCTATCAGTCGTTTAATGCGACGTTCACGAACGGCGCGTTGGTGTACTACGTCATCCAGTCCGCGACCGACTACGAGATCGGGGTCGGGACGGTCGGCACGGGCACGTTGGCGCGCACGACGGTGCTGCGCAGCTCAAACGCTGGGGCGTTGGTGCCGTTTGCGGCCGGCCCGAAGGACGTGTTCTGTTCGTATGTGGCCGATCGGGCGGTGACGACGGTGGACGCGGCCACGCTGACGAACAAAACGATCGACGATTATACGAACTTCGTTGGCGCGAATCAGCTGCACATTAAGGTCAAGGCGACGGCAACGCTGGCGCTGGGCACGGTGTGCAAGGCGGTGGGATGGAACGCGGGCGAGAACGCGGTGGAAGTGGCGGCGGTGTCGTCGGCGGCCGATATCGCGCTCGGCGTGACCGATGCGGTAATCAGCATTGGCGATCTGGGCGAGCTCATTAATACTGGGTACCTCGAGGGGATCGACACCAACGCGTTCTCGCCTGGCACGATCCTGTATCCCAATACGTCGGGCGGGTTTACCGCGACGAAGCCGAGCAGCGGAACGTTTCAGGCGGTCGCGTATGTGCTGCGTCAGAACGTAAACAACGGCACGGTGTTCGTTGAGTTCACGAACCCGCAGGCGGTGGAAGCGTCCACGAACACGGCGAACACGATCGTCCTGCGCGATGGGTCCGGAAACTTTGCGGCCGGTACGGTCACGGCGACGCTGACCGGCAACGCCAGCACGGCCACGGCATTGCAGACAGCGCGAGCGATTAACGGTGTGAACTTTGATGGCACGTCCGCAATTACGGTCACGGCGGCCGCCGGCACGCTGACGGGCGCAACGCTGGCGTCAAACGTCCTGGCGTCATCCCTAACGAGCGTCGGGACGTTGGCCGGCCTAACGGTCACGGCACCGATCACGGGCAGCGTCACGGGATCGAGCGGCAGCACGACGGGCAACGCCAGCACGGCCACGGCGCTCCAGACGGCCCGCAACATCAACGGCGTGGCGTTCAACGGCACAGCGGATATCACGGTCACGGCAGCAGCGGGCACGTTGTCGGGCAGCACGTTGAACAGTGGCGTGACCGCGTCGAGCCTGACCAGCGTCGGGACGTTGGGCACGTTGACGGTCAGCGGCAACGCGACGTTTGACACCAACACGCTGTTCGTAGACGCGACGAACAACCGTGTCGGTATCGGCACGGTCAGTCCGATTGCTCCGCTGCACGTTGTTGGCAATACAAAAGTTGGCACGGGAGCCGCAAGCAACTCACAGGTGTTGATGGTCAACACGCCGAGTGGGTCAGCGGCTGGACTGCAACTGTTCCAAGACGCTAACGAAAGCTGGGTTATTTCTAATCCGGCAAGTTCAACCGCTCTGACGTTTGCAAACAGTGGTGCTGAACGGATGCGTCTGGACGGTGTAGGCAACCTTACCGTAGACACGAATACGTTCTTCGTGGACGCGATCAACAACCGCGTGGGTATCGGTACGACATCCCCGAGCGTACCGCTTGAAGTGACAGGGAACGCGCTCTTATCCGGCGTGAGCGGGTACAAGTATTTGTACCTGAATGGGTCTGCTGACGGCACATCAAGGCGCTTCGCAAAGATTGGGAAAAACTACGAAAACACTGGGCTTGATGCGTATGATTTAGGCATCTGGGCGTCAACAAATATCGTGGGCCAAACTGCTGCGACGGTGTTTTACCGTGACATCACCACGGAGTCGATGCGGATCGACACGTCCGGTAATCTCGCCGTAGACACCAACACGCTGTTCGTGGACGCGACGAACAACCGTGTCGGCGTAGGCACGGCAACGCCGACCATCAAGCTGCAAGTTGAAACCGATGTAAATGCGTCGGATGGATTGTTTGTTCGCAATCTGAATACGGGGTCGAGCGCGTTTGGTGCAGTGACGGCAGCAAGCGCCGTTGGCAGCTTCCAGATGCGGGCGTATTCAGCCGCGCACACGACGTTCCCAAACCGCGCTGTCCTGCAAAGCGATTCCACGTTTACGAATGGCTTGTCAGTTGTCGCAGGCGGTGCTACGTCGATTTCATTCCTGACCAATTCAACCGAACGCGCTCGCATCGACGCCTCCGGCAACTTTGGCCTTGGGGTGACGCCGAGTGCGTGGAACAGCAGCTACAAGGCGATTGACGTTGGCAACTCGCTGGCGCTGATCGGATCGGCTAGTGCAGCCGACTTGTATTTCAATGCGTACATCGACTCTAGTAGCACGTTCCGGTACAGGCAAAACGCTGCGGCTGGCGCGTACTCGCTGGCTCTCGGCCAGCATCGCTGGTACAATGCGCCCAGTGGCACCGCCGGTAACGCGATCACGCTTGTGCAGGCGATGACGCTGGATGCGAGCGGGAACTTGGGCGTGGGTACGGCGAGTCCAACTCGGCGGCTTTCTGTTATCGGTGCAGCCGTCCCCACCTACATCAACGTCGGGTCTGGCGATAATACGTCGCTTGTTGGGTTGTTGCTTGGCGGTACAACAAATCCGTCAAACGGACAGGTGCTGTACGACAACAGCAACAACTCTATGCAGTTGTTTACCAGCGGCACCGAACGCGCCCGCATCGACGCGAGTGGCAATCTCGGCGTGGGCGTTGCTGCATTCGGCACTTCTGCCGCCAAGATCATCGGCATTGCCAACGGCACGGCCCCGACCACCTCGCCTGCTGGCATGGGTCAACTGTACGTCGAAGGTGGAGCACTCAAGTTCAGGGGCTCTAGCGGCACCGTCACTACTATCGCCAACGCATAAGGAGCAATCATGAGCACTCCCGTTACCATCTCGACCGCTGTGATCAACTACACCAGCGGCACGACCGACTGCCAGTGCAGCATCGAAACCACGGTGCTGTCCATTGGCGTCACCTACGTTGGCACCAGCGTCTCGCTCCAGAGCGACGATCTGTCACCGGACTGGACCGACGACGAACTCTGTGCCGCGGTGGCGACGAAGCTGAACGTGCCAGTCGCTGATGTTTCTGTTGCCGTCGCTCCTGTCTCCCCTACCGTTTAATTATGACTGACCAGATGCAGCCCAAGGGTGAACCGGCCCGCTTGGCCGTGCGCGTGTTGTGCAAGCAGTTCGCTGACCGATTCGTCGCGGAGCGGGATCAGTTGGCAAAGATCGCGTTTGAGTCGGACGGTCGTGACCCGAGCGTCTGGTCGTTTGATCCGTTCGCGGGCACGTTTGTGCCTGTCGCATCCGCTGACACTCCCACGGAATAGGTGACGCATGGCGACGTTTAACAAGTTCAACTCGTTCGTGGAAGCGGTCGCGGAGAAGGTGCATAACTTGGGCACCGACACGCTGAAGGTGATGCTGACCAACACGCTGCCCGTGAACACGAACGCGATCAAGACGGAC